ATCAGCGCAGTCGGCCAATACCAAATGAGCGGCATCCCATTCGTTTCGGCGTCGATGCCTGTGCCGGCGATATACGACGAAGCACCTTTAGAAGTCGGCTTTCCTTATGTCACTAAATTTGTAACAATCATCAATACAAATACTGGCCCTGCAGCGCCACTTAGAGTGGGCTTTAGTCAATTAGGTGTGACCGGATCGGGCGGACACGCTGGCAGCAACAACAACTATTTTATATTAAATAATGGTGAGTCATATACTGGTGAGTGGAGGGTCGGCGCTGTGTATTTGGTCGGTGATGATAATGCCACCTCTGCTTCTATTATTGCCGGCCAAACTGGCATTCCAACTAGTTCAGTCGCTGGTTGGACAAACTGGTCAGGCTCTCGCGGAGTGGGCTAATGCTTAGAAGTGGCTTCGGCGCTAGAACAGCAAAGGCACTTAGTTCGACAATCGGCGCGGGCAAACAAAATATAGCTGATAGATCAGTCGGTGCAGATGCCGTTGTTCGGGCTATCGGTGGAGAAGATATTGCGACATGGCTAGACGCTGAGTCAATTGTTATTTTTCATGGCGATGGTGAAGCAATTTCTTCTTGGACGGCAAAAGTGGGGAATAGCACAGCTACTCAATCAACTTCAGGTAAGCGACCAACTTTAGATGTGGATGGGTTTAACGGCCGCCCAGCCGTTAAATTTGATAACTCCAATGACGTGTTACATTGGGCAGCGGGTGGTCTAATAGACGCTAACATACCAGCAAATACGCTGATTGCAGTAAATACTACTGCGAATGACGGCGGCAATGCTATGCTTTTTGAGATGGGTACCGCATACCAAAATGACGACAACTTAGCACAATATTATAATGGTGTCAACAAATTTGTTTCTGGCATGGGCGCGGCAAGCGGAACTGACGAGGATGAGGGAACCTCAACATCTACTTGCCCAGATATACTTAATGTTTGTATTTCCACGTTTGATAGAACACCAAATCCAAATGTAATTGAAACTTATATTAATTCGGAGCCATGTACGATTACTGGTGCGGAAAATGGCAACTCTGGCGCAACTACAGATTGGGAAAACAATGCTGCCTATTTGGGTGCTCGTAACAATGGTGCCAGTCTTCCATTTAATGGCCACATCCGCGAGTTTTTAGTTTTAACCAGAGCGTTGACTGCAGCAGAAGCTTTTCGTATTGGTCTGGCGCTAATGAACAAATCGGGCGTAACTTTAAAGTATGTAGCCTAGGTTATTAAACGGCTAACCGTCGTACCGTGTCGTTTTGGTTTTTAGGAGACTAATTAAATTACATATTTCTACTAAGGAGAGGGGTAAAAATGTCATCAATGTTGGAACAAGCAATCATCGACGCTCAAGCGCTGCGCACCGCAGCGATCGAAAGCGCAGAAAAGGTAGTGGTCGAAAGATACTCAGAACAAATTAAAGACACAGTAGAGGCTCTGCTGGAGCAGGATGAGCCTGAAGCTCAAGATGCCGACGCAGAATATGCTGAAAAGGGAATCAACAGTTTAGACTCACAGTTGCCAGAATCTTATCACCCTGAGATTGATGACAATAAGATTTTGGAAATTGATTTAAATAATATTGATTTGGATCTTGATGATAACGTAGATTTGATTGATGAGGAAGAAATAAGACAGGCAATCAATGAAGCTCTTGAAGAAGAAACGCTAGACGAGGAAGAGGATCTTGAAGAGGCAGACCTTCACCCTTGCGCACTTGTTGCATGCCCTCCGGGTAAAACTGCGAAACGAGACGGCGACAAGTGTAAGTGCGAAACCATCGCGGGCCTAAAGAAAGACATCGACCCACCAAGACCATCGTTAGGGAAGAAGAAAAAACAAGAAGAGTCAGTAGAGCTTGAGGAGGCTGTTTTAGAAAAAATAGCAGAAGCTCTTAAGTTTGATTATAAACGTCAGCCTGACGGTGGATTTGCCAACGGGCAAATGAAGCCAGTCGCTGCGCATGATGCTGATAATGTTTTAGCTCAAGAGGTCGCAGAAATGATTGACCAGTATAATAGCGAATTTAAAGAAGAAAACAAAAAATTAAAGAAAGAGAATAAGATTCTCAGAAGCAAACTAAAGGATATTATGGAAGGTAAGAAAGATTTAGTCGAAGCCGTTCATAAAATCCAAGGTAAATTTGATGAAGTGCAGCTAATGAACGCTAAACTTCATTACACGAATCGTGCTTTAATGGATAACTCCCTGAATGAGCGACAAAGAAATAAGATTGTCGAATCTATTAATAATGCTGATTCAATTGAAAAAGCGAAGATTGTATATGAAACTCTTCAAGACGCAGTGGGCACCTCTAAAAAGGGCCAAGAGTCGCTGAGTGAAGTAGTGGGTAAGCGAACTTCGTCTTCCATTCTTCTCAAGTCTCGTAAAACAGACGAGAGCAAGGATAAAAAGTATGACTTTAGCAATCGCATGAAGCGATTAGCGGGTCTAGGTTAAGCATATAAATAAAGGAGGAAAACAATTATGTCTAACATTGTCGAAAGACTTACAGAAAACATCGTTGAACGAGACCTCCGAAAGGAAGGCGCATCCCTACTTAACAAGTGGGAATCCACTGGTCTTTTAGAAGGTCTCAATAGCGATAATGATAAAACGAGCATGTCTCGTCTATTAGAAAACCAAGCCAAAGAGCTTCTTCGTGAAGCTTCAACAATGAGCAGTGGTGATGTTGAGGGCTTCGCAGCCGTCGCATTCCCAATCGTTCGTCGTGTTTTTGGTGGATTGGTTGCAAACAAGCTCGTATCGGTTCAGCCAATGAGCTTGCCAAGTGGTCTCTTGTTCTTCTTGGACTTCCAGAAGACTGATTCCAAAGGTGGCGACGAAGCTGGCGATTCCGTATACGGCGGCGGCAGAGTTGGTGCTGAAATCACCGGCGGTGTTGATCTTGGTGCCACATCGAAGATCAACGACGAGAAGGGTTTCTACTCGTTGAACAACGGCTACTCGCATCCAACTGGTGCGGTTGACGTTGGCATGTTGTACTTTGTTGCAACTGGTACCGTTGGTAATGAGGACTGGGGTGGTGATCCACTAGGTGGCGACGAGTACGTCAGCTTAGGTGACAGCCTTGTTCGTTACGATCCTGACTTGTCAGGTTCGCGTTGCGCCGTTTTCCGCTGGGATGCTGGTATCGCAGCTTTGGAGAGTGCGCAGTGGGAGAAGGATAACTTCGTTGGTATTTCGTTCACCGCCGGCACAAGTGGCCGCGTTGTTCGTCGTCTGACTCGTCGCGACCCACGTAACACTGCAACCAACGTGTTGGTTGTTGTTGCTGCTACGGGTAGTGAGACTCATGCAATGCTTTCAAGTTCGTATCTCGGAACTGGTACTACCGCGACTTGCCCAATTAATGACAAGTTTGAAGCTTCGGATACACTTGGTGCGGTTCAAGGCAACAGCCTATGGGGCCTTGAAGGTGCTGGTGATGGTACTGCCGGTGGCGGTCTTAAGCAGCACAAGATCCCTGAGATCGACATCAAGGTTGACAGTGTTTCTGTTACCGCGATGACCAAGAAGCTTAAGGCTAAGTGGTCCCCAGAGTTGGGTCAAGACCTCAACGCTTACCACAACCTTGACGCGGAAGTCGAGTTGACCTCGATTCTTTCTGAGCAGATTGCTCTAGAAATCGATCGTGAGATTCTTGAGGACCTAATCAAGGGTCAGACTGCTGGTGAGTTACACTGGTCACGTCGCCCCGGTAAGTTTGTTAACCGTGAGACTGGTTCGCCAATCAGCACGTATGCAAATGAGTCGTTGTTGGGTGCCGACTTCACCGGCACGGTCTCTGAATGGTATGAGACGTTGCTTGAAACCGTCAATGACGTTTCGGCTCGTATCCACCGTAAGACGATCCGTGGCGGCGCAAACTTCTTGGTTTGTGGTCCAGAATCGGCTGCTATCCTTGAGATGACTGCTGGGTTCCGTGCCTCAATCACTGTTGACAGTGATGGAAGCGCTGGTGCCGTTAAGGTCGGTCAGGTTAGCAAGAAGTGGGATGTGTACGTTGATCCGTACTTCCCGCGTAACGTCATCTTGGTCGGACGTAAGGGTGGCTCGTTCCTAGAGAGCGGCTATGTTTACGCTCCTTACGTGCCACTACAGGTTACGCCTACTATCTTCGGAACCGAAGACTTCGTGCCCCGTAAGGGTGTCATGACGCGCTACGCGAAGAAGATGGTTCGTCCTGACATGTACGGTATCGTAATTATCCAAGATATGCTTGGTTAATCTCTGATTAGCGTATAAAAGACTAACCCCGCTTCAGCTTCGGTTGAAGCGGGGTTTTTCTTTGCATATCAAACTATTTACTACGATAGGAGCACACTTTATGGCCAGTCCGATTTTAACACCTGTAAGCACAACAAGCAAAATAGCGTTACCAGTAACTGGTACGTATGATAGCGTAAACACAACTTTAAACCCACTACCATTTGGAATATATACGAAACTGTCAGGTTCCTCAGACTTTATTTCAGGGGCAGCAGATCAAGTTTCTTATACTTTTAAAAAGCTAGGCGGCGACGTTTTAGATATTGAATTGACCGAACATCAGATATATGCTGCATACGAAGAATCTTGTTTAGAATATTCTTATATTGTAAATGTACACCAAGCAAAGAACTCATTGGGCGATTTACTTGGCAATACAACAGCTTCTTTTGATCATGACGGCGAAGTATCAAGTGGTCATCCGTTAAGCGGCTCAAATGTTGAGTTGGCGTTGCCCAGATACACATTCCAGTATAGTCAGCGCGCTGCAGTAGGTATGGGCAATGAAGCAAACGTAGGTTCAGAGCAGACGGTTTATTCAGCCTCATTTAAAACAACGGCCAGTCAGCAGGATTATGATTTACAAAAAATAATTTCAGCTAGTATTGAAGATGGCACGATTTTGTTAGATGAATCAGATTTACTTACGGACAAGAGAATCACAGTTAGAAGAGTTTATTACATGACCGGTCGTGCAATGTGGAGGTTCTTTGCATTTTATGGCGGCATTAACGTTGTCGGCAACTTATCAACTTATGGTATGTATGCGGATGACACTACTTTCGAAGTTGTTCCAGCTTGGCAGAACAAGTTGCAAGCAATTCAATATGAAGATTCAATTAGAACTAGAATTTCTAATTTTTCATATGAACTTCACAACAACAAGGTGAGACTCTTCCCGGCCCCTGCTGGACTGGGAGACGAAAGATTCTGGGTGCAATTCACTTTGGAAAGAGATGCTTGGGAAGAATATGCAGATAGAAAAAGAGGCGGCCGAGGTGTTAACAACATGAACTCGCTACCATTTGGAAACGTGCCCTATTCTACTATTAACAGCATTGGTAAGCAGTGGATCCGAAGATTCGCATTAGCACTAAGTAAAGAGATGTTAGGTTTGATTAGAAGCAAGTTTAGCACAGTTCCAATTCCGGGCGAATCAATTACCCTAAACGGCGCAGATTTGATTTCTCAAGGCAAGGGGGAACAAGAATCCCTAAGAGAGGAGCTTAAGACGGTCCTAGACGAGCTTACATACGCCAAGCTAGCAGAGAGGGACGCTGCCATGGTAGACAGCGTTCAGAAGGCTCAGGGCGGCGTACCGCTTCCAATTTTTATAGGATAAGATAGATGGCTTCAAAAAAGAATAAATGGGAACAACCAGATGCACCACCACCTCCTCTTTTTACTGGTAAAAAGGAAAGGGATTATGTTAAACAAACAAACGATGAGGTAATCGAGCGTGTTGTTGGGCAAACTGTTATTTATTATCCAATAAGCGTGACGCATACTAATTTCCACGAAACGTATGGGGAGGCAATAGAAAAGACTTTCCTGCCACCGATTAGAGTGTATGCCCTTGTAGAGTGGGATGGGTTGGTGACTGAAACTGGCAAATTCGGTGTAGATAAAAGATCATCAATCACCATACACTTTCACAAAAGAAGGTTGACTGAAGACCAAGACTTGTTTGTTAGAGAGGGCGACTTTGTGCTGTACGGTGACATTTATTATGAAATAGTTCAGTTAGACGAACCAAAACAACTGTTTGGGCAAGCGCAACACAGATATGAAATTATGGCCAAATGTGTAAGAGCAAGAGAGGGAAAATTCAATGCCAAGTGAAAAAATAGAAAAGTTAAAGCCTTCTACTTTTGAGACCATAGATGCGGCAATGTTGAACTGGGTCGATGAAACTTTGAACGTATTTTCTACAACCAACGATGGTTGGAGGAAAGTACCAGTTGTTTGGTTGACGGCAGAGAGAGCATTCCAAATCAAGCACAAGAAAGAGATGAGATCTGATGATTCACAATCATTGATCTTTCCCATGATTACTATTGAGCGCGAAAGTGTTGCAAAAACAGAAGTAAATCAGCGGCCGATCCCGGGTAATGTATTTCCAGTTAACGATAGAAGAAGAAACTCTTTTTATGTCTCAAGAAAAATCAACCAAGCGAAAACAAAAGACTTTTCTAATGCGGATAGGCTAAGAGCCTATGGCCAACCAAACTTCCCTGTCAGAGATAGATTTGGAAGGAAGAGAGAAAACAAAAAGATTGTATATCAATACAAATACATGCCAATGCCAGTTTATTATGACCTTTCTTATTCAGTTAACTTAAGGGCAGATTACCAACAACAAATGAATGAGATGATGTCGCCTTTTATGATATTCGCCGGCGGCATTAACCAGTTTGTGATTGAGAAAGACGGCTACACCTATGAAGCTTTCATTGAATCAAGTTTGCCCACGGATAATAACTTATCAAATTTGGGCGAAGAAGAAAAGAAATACGAGACGGCAATTAAAATAAAAGTGCTTGGTTTTCTCGTAGGCAGCGGCGATAACCAAGAACAACCAAAAATTGGTATTCGCGAAAACAGAGTACAACTAAGATTCCAAAGAGAAAAAGTTATACTCGGTGATATCAATGAGTACAGTATTAATGATGGTAAAGAGAAAGAACCATATAGAGGTTAGCGGTTTTTTGGCTTTTCGACAACTATTTATTATTGTAATATACGTATGTAACTAGGAGAAACGATAGTATGAGCGCAAAGAAATTTAAGTTTGTTTCACCGGGCATTTTCTTAAACGAAATTGATAACTCGCAACTACCAAGAGAGGCCAACCCAATTGGCCCTATGGTTATTGGTAGAAGCTTGCGCGGCCCTGCGATGAGACCCATCCAAGTAACTTCTTTTGCGGAATTCGTTGAATATTTTGGCGCTCCGCATCCGGGTGGCGAGGGCACTGATATTTGGAGAAACGGAAACACTTTAGCTCCAACATATGCAGCATATGCAGCACAAGCGTGGTTGAAAAACTCCTCTACTCTTAATTTTATTCGTTTACTTGGTAAAGAACACACCGATAGAACTGCAGATACGGCCGGCCAAGCCGGCTGGGTAACTTCGCAGAATAATGCATTAATCTATGATTCCGCTCACGGCACCGGCGGTGGTGCTTATGGCTTATTCGTGTTTCACCCTTCCATGGGTCCAACCGATGAAAAGACAACTGCAACTGGACAGCTAGCCGCCATTTGGTACGTTGACTCAGGCTCTATGGCTTTGATTGGCGATGATACTTCAGGCAGTGCAGCGCCTCAGAACTTGAGCGGCGCAGCGGCCCTCATTCAGTCTGATGCCGAAGGAAACTTCACGGCACTTATTCAGTCTGGGGAATCCTCAACGGCAGAGAGATTTACCTTCAACTTAGATACGGGACATAGAAATTACATTCGTAAAGTCTTTAACACCAATCCGACAAAAATTAACTCTGACATTTCACACGACACAGAAGCATACTTTCTTGGTGAGACATATGAAAACGTTTTTGCGATGGACTATGATGCTAGCGAGATTTCAAGCTCTGGAGCGCCTTCGCTCACCGGCAAGTATGTTGGCGTTATCCTTGGCCTAGAGTCAACAGCAAGTACTGCTGACCGTCACGGCCAAAGAAGAATCGCATTTGAACAACAAAGTAATAATCCACAAACTGGCTGGTATGTTTCCCAACACTTGGCCGATAAAGCAAGCTATGATTTTACTAGTTTGCAGAAGCTATTCAAGTTCCACGGTCTAGACCATGGTGAGTGGGTACAGAACAATATTAAGATTTCAATTACAAATCTCAGATACTCAAAGGATGATTTTGATAAGTATGGCTCTTTTGATGTTTTAGTTCGCGATATCAAAGACACTGATAAAGCACCAGTTGTTTTAGAAAGATTTAGCAACTGTAACTTAAATCCAAACTCGCTTGATTACATTGGTCGTAAAATCGGAACTCAATATGTGACTTTTGATACCAACGAAAGAATCTTAAAAGCTCAGGGCGAGTATATCAATAACTCCAAGTACATTCGTGTTCAGATGAATGTTGATGTTGATTTGGGTTCGACCAATGAAGAATTCTTGCCATTTGGTGTCTATGGGCCA